GCATTTCTTCTTCGCGACGTTTTTGTTCTTCAATACGTTTTGCACGTTCTTCTAAAGTACGTTGACGCATTTCTTTAGACATGTTATAAAAATCAATTTTTTGCAAATCTTCGTATGAATATTTGAGCATACCTGCACTAGGATCTGCATTAAAATACAATTGAGTTTTCGAAACCAACATATCAATTGTATCTTCTAACTCAAGCACTCTATCAATATCTTCTTGTACATTGGTATTTCTTATAGGCGCACTAATTGTAAATTTTTTACCTTTGGCATTAAATGTATCTACAATATATTTTATCAATGCAGGATTTTGCCAATGGTGATATGTTAGCACTAAGTTATCTACATACGGTTCTAACGCCCACCAATCTAACCAAAGTTTACCGCCATTAGTATGTAGTGTAACACTATCGCCGTTTGCTCTACATAATTTTAAAAATTGAGCAATATAATCCATATCTAACGGTTCGCCGCCGTTAAAAATCCATTCTATACTTCTGCCCTGTTTCTCTTTATAAGAATCTATAAGTAATTGAGCAATACGTAGATATTCGTTTATTTCGGGAGGAAGGCCGCCTCCCCTAGAATGAGTTGGACAATACTCACATTGGGCTTTGCAGTAATCGTTTAATGTCCAAGATATAATTGTTTTTAAATTGTCCATACGGTCCTTGACAAGTCTAAATAAAGTATGTATAATGTACTTATCTTATCAAGGCGTACAATGGATTTAGACTCAAAAACTAAAGAAGTAATGGACATTCTACAAGAAGAATGTGCAGAGGTTATACAGGCAGTTAGTAAAATTAGCCGATTTGGAATTGATAACCTTAAACCAGGCAAACCAAAAACTAATCGAGAACATCTCGAGGAAGAACTCGGAGACATGTTGGCTATGATCGATATCTTAAAAGAAAAAGGTATCGTGTCCGGCGCTTGTTTAGAAGCAGCCAAATATGCTAAAATAGAAAAACTAAAGAAATGGTCAAACATATATGAGCAAAATTAAAATCGCAGAACTCTTTTACTCAATACAGGGCGAAGGTCGCTATATGGGCGTTCCCTCTGTATTTCTTCGCACCTTCGGGTGTAACTTTAAATGCCAAGGGTTTGGCATGCCTCGTGGAGAACTTAGCAATGAAGCAGAAAATATTGACCCGTCTAAGTACACCGAGTACAAATCGTTACCTTTGGTTAGTACAGGTTGTGATAGTTACGCTTCTTGGGATCCTCGCTTTAAGCATCTATCTCCCCTTCTTTCTACTGATGCGATTGCCACTGCTATTGTTGATACGCTACCGTACAAGGAATGGCGGGACGAACATCTCGTAATCACAGGCGGCGAGCCATTGCTAGGTTGGCAAAAGCAATATCCAGATTTACTCAATCACGAAAAGATGCGTGGCTTAAAAGAAATTACTTTTGAGACAAACGGCACAATGCGTCTAACCTCAGACTTCACACAATTCATAAAAGACTGGGCATGGGATCATGAAAAATCACTAATGCGACAGGTGACATTCAGTGTTAGTGCTAAACTTCCATGTAGCGGTGAGCCATGGAAAGATGCTATTAAACCAGAGGTTGTTAAATCATATCAAGATACTGGTTCATATGTTTATTTGAAATTTGTTATTAGCACAGAGGAGGACCTTAAAGATGCTGAACGAGCAGTTGAAGAATATCGTGCGGCGGGCTTTACTGGTCCTGTGTACATTATGCCTGTTGGTGGCGTTGAACGGGTGTACACTCTTAATAATAGATCAGTAGCAGAGATGGCAATGCGAAAAGGATGGAGGTATTCAGACCGACTTCAAGTGCCACTATTTAAAAACGAATGGGGAACCTAATGGAAACTCATAAAAGAACTATTGCTAGAACACTTAGCTATAGATTCACAGCATTACTTATAACTGCGTTATGGACAGGTTTAGGCGAAGCCGTTGCTATTCATTTTGTACTTGCATTGTGGCAATATTTTATAGAAAGAATCTGGCTTAAAATTAAATGGGGGAAGGTGAATGAATAAATTTATTAAAAAAATATTTGGCATAGATAAAATCGAAGCCGCAACAGAACATGCAATCTCACAAGGCGAAGCAGCCGCAAGGTTAGCCAAAGAAGCATTAGATGCCGCAGAAGCCGCAAAAGAGCAAGAACGCCTTGCTAAACTTAGTCCAAAAGAATTGGCTACAGAAAAGAAAGAGCCTTGGATTGCTGTAACTAATACCCACGTAAATAAAGATAACCTACGAAATGGATTTTTTGAACTTGATTGGAACGAGTATTTTGTGTTACAATTAAGGAGTGCAGGTTATATCGGTGAAACTGAAGAAGAAGTTGTAGACGAATGGTTCAGCGAACTATGTCGAAATTTGGGCAATGAAGAAGGTATCGATATGAGCCGCCGTGGTGCCGGTTACGTCAATCGTGCGTTACGTGATGATGGAAGATCTGAGGTCAGCTAATGAACAAAACATACATTCTTGTAGATACTGCTAATACATTCTTTAGGGCTAGACACGTTATTCGTGGTAGCCTAGAAGATAAAGTTGGTATGAGTATTCACACCACTTTGAGTAGTATTCGCAAGGCATGGCGAGATTTTAACGGCAGTCATATTGTGTTCTGTTTAGAAGGTCGGTCGTGGCGCAAGGATCATTATGCTCCTTACAAGCGTAACCGCACCGACGCTCGGGCCGCGCAGAGCCCTCGCGAGGCTGAAGAAGATCGCGTATTTTGGGAAACATTTGATCAGTTCAAAGACTTCGTTATCAACAAAACAAATTGCACCGTATTACAACATCCGCAACTTGAAGCAGATGATTTAATTGCAGGTTTTATCCAAAGTCACCCTAACGACAATCACGTGATTATTTCAACAGATGGAGATTTTGCACAATTGATTTCTCCTAATGTTCGGCAATATAATGGTGTAATGGAAATTACAACTACACACGAAGGATACTTTGATGCAAAAGGTAAGCGTGTCATTGATAAGAAAACTAAGCAAGAAAAGCCCGCTCCGGACCCACAATGGTTACTCTTTGAGAAGTGTATGCGTGGCGACACCTCCGACAATATCTTCTCTGCATATCCGGGAGTACGTGAGAAAGGCACAAAGAATAAGGTTGGTCTCCGTGAGGCCTTTGCCGATAGAGACAGCAAAGGATGGTCTTGGAACAATCTCATGTTGCAACGTTGGACTGACCACGAAGGTGTCGAACATCGTGTACTAGACGATTATTATCGAAATGTTAAGTTGTGCGACCTTTCAGCACAACCTGATGAGATTAGAAAGATAATCGATGAGACAATTACTGCGGCAACTACAGCAGAGAAGAATATTCCACAGGTTGGCATACGCCTGCTAAAATTCTGTGCAGAGTACAACATGGTTAAAATTAGTGAGCAAGTACAAAGTTATGCAGATCCACTTAATGCGAGGTACGTAGCATGAATTCAACAGCCAAAGTATTAGTTCCAAATAAAGAATGGCTAGTTACTGATAACAATCAGAAAATTGGTGCCATCACAAAAAACAAAAAAGGTTATATCTTTACTAGAAAAGGAAAAGCCATAGGATTTAAAAATCTAAATGACTTAAAAAGTCAATTAGGTATTGAGTTGTTTGAAGAAGGCATTAAAAAAATTACAGCCGATCCCGATAACAAAAACTATGCAATATACGATTTTCCGTGCAGTTCAAAACCTTATGAACCTGTATATAGTGTAAAAGAAAAACTTCCTTTGTTTGCAAAAAGTGCCAAGAGTAAAAGCCGTTATTGTGCAGGTTATTACACAATCAAATTCCGCAAAGGATGGGTCAAATCATTCTGTCCTAAATTGATTACGTTACAACGATATGCCTATTACGGTCCTTTCAAAACTGAAACTGAAATGAAAGTTACATTAAATAATGTGAACAAATATGAGTAATCTTAATACATTTCCAATCGAAGATTTCCTAAATAAGGCAAGATTAGCAATTAAAACTAATCAAAAAAACCTTACCTTGACTATTAAAGAAGTGACAGATTTACAAAATAGTCTTAGTGTTGTAATGACTAGAATTGCAGGTGAATCCAATTCTGATACACAAGAGGACATTGTTATCAAATTGAACGGTGGTACTTTTTAAATAACTTTGGTAAATATATACGCACTTATCGGAGCAAGCGTATATCATGAGCAGACCAAAGCCAACCGTGTTATTAGAGATAACAAATAAGAAAACATATAAAACAGAACAGGTTTTAGATGCAGAGGCCATTTGGGCTGTGTTTTACAAAGACAAGCCTATAAATTTGAAAACCAGTAGTATGTTAGGACAACAACTAGGTCCAAAATATAAAAAAGTCAGTTTTTCAAATGCCGGCCATGCACATAATCTTGCTGAAAAGTTGAACAAAATGTTTAACTCCGAAGACTTCTCTGTTTTTAAACTAACTACCGGCGAGAAGTTATTAAATGACTCAAAAGAGTGACATTACCAAATATGTAGCAGAACAAGAAGGGCTTTCCGTAGAGGAACCGCATCTTAAAAAATTGTTACCCGTTTGGTGGCAAAATCCTAGAAATAAACCAGTAGGAGGCCTACGTCTTACCGACGAAGGCTTTGCCCGATTGTCCAAATATTTTACAGCACTTCAAGTTAGATTTGAAGAAAAGTACGAAGACTTAAACTTTACAAACCAAATGATTCTCCGTTTGGATAACTTTATTACATGCCCTTGGTACATTACCAAAAAAGGTATGTGGGTTTTCGATGATAAAATGGCTGTCCAATTAGTGTTGTTTTCCGGCAACATTGAAAAATTTACATCTGCAAAAGCAAGATCGCTTGACAAATCCGCAAAATAAGCGTATAATCAATACATATTGAAGCACACGGCATTCAATATTTTTTAATCTAAATTTTTGAAAGCGTAACATGGCAGAGCAAATTTCAACTAGTCGCACCGTCACTCCTAACGAAGCTAAACGTGCTCTTCGTAAGTGTGTAAAAATCCAACGTCCAGTGTTCATGTGGGGTCCTCC